AAGAACCAAGATACTGGTGGTAAACCCGATCACCCCGAAAGGTACGATCGGATGGAACCACTGGTTATTGGCCTGTTTGGTCAACCGGGACAGGGTAAGAGTTCCATTCTACCTCAATTGGTGGGATGTCTCTCTAAACTCTTTCCCGGCGTCCGAAGGCAAGACTTAACGTACTCAAGATCTTGTAACACAGAGCATTGGGATGGGTATGAACACCAACCCATCGCTGTGCTCGACGACTTAGGTCAATCTAAGGCTGGAGAGGATATTAAGGAATTCCAAACATTGGTTTCCTGTAATCCTTATGTCCTGCCTATGGCTGATCTACCTGATAAGGGAAGGTTATTCACCTCTCCTATCATCATCGTTACGAGTAATCTACAGTACGGTCACGATCTCAATGTGATTTATGAAAATTCTTCCGGCATTATAGATGACGCGTCTTTCTGGCGTCGATTCCATTTGCCGTTTTACGTTGAAGACAAGAAATTGTATCAACCTAAGGTGGATCCAAATTGGGTCCGTCGGGAGAATCTTCTGAATTTTCATCGGATCGTAGGCTCTGATCATTATCTCGATCAATCCAAAATCTATTATCGTCGGCGTATCGCTTTCCGTCAGGAACTCGATGCCAATGGTAAGACTAGGATGAATCAAGATGTTTGGGAAGAAGTGAAAGGTTTGAACCCCTTTTCTTCTATACCCGGGATCTATAAGAGCCGAATTGCCTATCATAATAACATACGAAGAACGTGGACTCAAGTGATTGAATCCCATGTGGAGACACCCGAAACACAGATTGGCAAGGAATTTTATGAAAAGCAAATTAATCCTTTTCTTCCTACCAGTCTAGGTTTCGACTCTTCACCGGAAATTCGATCTAATACCTATTCGATGGAGTTTGATGCTTTCCCGCCGGATAGTCCCTTACCTGTTCGAGTGGAACCGATTGTGGAACCACTCAAGGTGAGAACTATCACGGCTGGAGTGGCAGACTGTTTTGCTCTAAAACCCTTTCAGGTCGCCATGTGGCGTGCCTTAGGGGATGAAAAGCAATTTTGTCTGACACACGGTACAAATCACCTGGATTCCGCCATTAAAAGGATCTACGATTGTAGTGATCCTGATGATGTCTGGATTTCGGGAGATTATACCGCAGCAACTGACTCCATTCCAATTGAAGCTTCTAAAGCTTTATTGGAAGGTATTCTAGAGTCTATTGATCATGAACCCACAAAGAGGTGGGCAATGAAAGAAATTAGTCC